ATATGCTTCAGCCTATCATAAAGCCTGTCTATCTCACTCCAGGAAAAGCTATCCACAATTACCGGTTCAGCACCCTCGTCATCATAGCCCTCCACCTGGACCCGATTGAGTTCGTAAGCCCCTGTCCGGTATCTACCCTCAATAATGCCGTGTGAGCTACCATAGCTATAGACAGAGCTATCTGACGAGGAAGGGTTCACCAGGTAGGCTTTATTGCCCTCAATAAATAACACATCAGGAACAAATGACAGCAGCCTGCTGATAATGGTCTTGCCATGGTTGTCAGGATTGATGGCGAAGTCAGGGTAGTAGCTGGTTATGGTGGAGGATTGAGACTTCACCTCAAGCCTTAGCCCCACCCTGGCCAGAACAAAGGCAAGAATATCCTTAACACACATCTCATCGGTTTCCTTATTCCAGCGGAACTGATGTCTGGCTAACCATCTCTCAATTAAGCTCCAACCATCGGAGGCATAAAGAAACAGGCTGGCTTTAGCCCCTGAACTGGTATGCTCATAGCCATCGAGGACAAAGGTCTGTCCTGAGCTGACCTCGTTCCCCTGCGAAGTAACATAACCCGGGCTGAACTCCAACTGACAGCCAATGTCAAGGACTGAAAGAGTCCCCTGCCCCGGCGAAGCATACTGCCCCTGGTCATTTCTTAGCTCCACCACCACTCTGCCCTTATCCTGAGAGAGTTCCTGCTTCAGGGAGATAACGTCGGCGCTCAGCCCGATACTCTCTCCGGTGAGCTTGGCTCGCCACACACCATCGGGGGTGGAAAGCCAGCAATAATCCCCATGATGAGCTACTGCCAGACCGTAATCGGCTAACAGGTTAAATGGCACCGGCTCATGCCATAAATTATCGATAAAGCCGGCGCCAAGAACAGAATGACTCCAGAAAGGACGGCTATAGGCGTCGGTGCCGGTGAACTTTTCCACAAAGAAAGCCCGATAGACGTCCGGCTTGTCCATAAACACCCTATGATATTCGAAGTCTCCATCCGACGGGGCTGAGGCAAGCTCCTTCAGCCCGGACCATGTCCCCACCGAGACCTCACCCCCATCGCCGAAAACAAGCGACCACAGCTTGAAGTTATCCCCGCTATCCTTGCCTGATACCAGAAGATTCCAGTCGCCATCATAGACGGTAGCCACACCTGATAAATTACCGGTCGATTTGTCCCAGGAAGCCTTTGTCTGCCACTCCCCGCCTGTATACTTTTTCGCGTAGAGGGTCGATTGGTCGGCAAAGAAGAGGGCTAAATCCCCATTTGCCTTATAGGCAGCAGCGATGCCACCTACCGAAGTGGTGGGAGAATAATCAACCAGCTGGGGACTGCCAAAAGTAGCCCCATAATCAGTGCTCTTTAGCTGATAAATCTGGGAGCTATTATTAATCCAGAAGATACTCACCTCTGCCCCCAATGAGGCAGCAGCTACGGCAAGTACATCATACTGGCTGGTGTACACCCACTGGCTGAAGTCAGATTCAGGGTCAGGGTCAGCCACCCTCTGCCGATAGAGCTTCCTTGAGTCAGACGACGGAGTTACCCTGACCCTGATGAGCGAGCCATCACCGGGCATGGTTACCGCATGAAGATAATCATCCTCCGAGCCGGTATATAACCTGACCCAGTCCAGCCTGACCACCCCGGTAATCTTGTTCCTGGCTTCAACCTTAACATAAGGAATACGGGTGTCTCATCGAAATCACCAAAACAGGTGGCCGAGCAGGATGCCAATGCCAGCAAACAGGAGAAGCCACAACAAGGAATGCTTCCGCTGGCTATCCCGGATAATATAAGTCCAGGGCCTGCCCCCAACTCTCGACCACAATAATTTATATAGTCTCTCTATCATTTCTCTTTGAACCTCTTGACAGCTCTTTCTCCAAAGTATTCAATAATAACCGACGATACCAATCCGGCTAAGAGAAGTGGAACCTCCACGTCGGTAATTATGCAGACGCCATAAACCACACATCCCCAGATGATGATAAAGGGTCTGATAATGCTCTTAACAAACTCAGTCCAGTCTTTCATCTTACCTATACCAAAGCAGCCAGAGTATCGGGCAGTGGCTTGCCTGCCTTACGATAGTGCTCCGCCAGATGTCTGGCTGCTCCTAATATTTCCTCGGGGCTGGCGTCTACTCTCTGCCCTCTATAGCCACGCCGGGAAAGGGCAGCCACCACCACCGGCACCCCATCCCAGTCAACCGTCCTCTCAATATCAAGGCTTCCCTTTAAGACTCTAAAGATGCTCTTCTTATGGTGGGAAAGCTCCCATGTTTCCGGGTCATCAGGATTACCCACGATAGCAAAAGCCTCCCTGGGTAAGCCTTCCTTGGTCTTGAGTAACTCTTCTTTAACCGTCATAACAACCTTACCCCCTTTATATCCCCCGCTAAATCAGGGCCCGTAGTCAGTTGATTTGGACACCACCGGATAGTATGGCTTATACAGGGTGCGAATCCTGACCCTGTTTCTCCTCCCAGCTTTTCATTGCCCCAGCCAAGGAAGTCCCTGGGGGTCACCTCCCCACCGACGTTAACCCTGTTTACGGCATAAGCAGCCCATTCCACAGCGGCATAGCCCTCAGCACCGGTGGCAATGAGGTCTTCATACCTCTGTGGAATGGTAGACCCTTCAGCATCAAGGGTATGGAGCTTACCGTAATAAACATTGGCGTTTGAGCCGTCAGGAACTTCATCACCCAACAGGGTCAGGGTATCCCCCCACAGGGCAAAGCGCTGGTATCTCTTGGGGAATTTATCCACCGGATACTCAACCGCCTCCACCATAACCCTGCTGCTGAGGCTGGATATACCAATTTCCCTTGAACCTGAGGTGGTTCCAGTTCGTCATTGGACCAGCGGTAGTTATTAGCATCCTCATCCTTGAGGTCACGCCTGACTATGGTTCTCATATCCGATAGATTCATTTAGCTAACCCCCTATATCCAGCTTAGACTTAATCGCCTTAATGTCCTGCCTCTGCTCCTTGTCCGAGCGAACCAGCCACAGCTCTTCACCGGAAATAAGATACTCGTCAACATCACCCCCGGCATCCTTGACGAATACTCTATCTCCAACAACCCTGATATCCTGGTGTCTTTCTGCCGGTACCTGTTGATAAAGTTCAACTAGGTTCATTGCTCGCTCCTTAGAACAAAACCGCAGTTATTGAGATAATTAAGGTCGGTTGCTACTGTCCCGTAGATGCTAAGCCAAAAGCCATCACTTGCTAAAAAGGCGCTCTTAATAAAAAGCCTATCGCCACCATCGGAAAACAAAGTCTCACTGTTACAGGTTGATCCTATACCAATAACGTGCTTTTGTGTTCCTGTCCCGACTCTGGATATACCAGCCACAGGAGTTATAAGTCCGGTATGAGTTACGGTCAATGTATGGGCACCGCTCCAGCCTGTTTCACTACTGCCGACTGCTTCCCACAGTTGCACTACATCAACAGTAGCCTGGTCAGCCACATCAGCCCAGAAGAAGAAATAGAATGTATGGGACTGTCCATCCTTGAGTAGATTAAAGATGGTAGATTTGCTGCTTGAATGAGTATCTACCGCATCCAGTTTAGCTCCGGCACTTGTCCAGTCCTCGTCAAAAAGCCTGTGGTCGGCATCCTGAGCGTCAACATAAACCCGGCAATAAACATGGGTTGCCGTTCCCAAGCCGGCAATGTTAACCGATAGCCTGGAACATATCCTCTTTACCACCAGCCTGACATCATCAGGATTAGGCAAAGTGAGAGCACAAGAGTAGTCGGCATTCCCTGTCCCGGAAGCCTCAGATGTAGGAGTAATAGTGTTAGTCCCTGCCTCAAGGTCGCCGCTATCCTGCTTGTCAGGGTTATAGCTGAGAAACTCAATCTTCTCTCGACCAATCTCAAATTCTCCAGCCAGTTTAAGCATTTTCTCCTCCTTAAGATAAGGTATAATCCGCCGACAGGGAGAATGACGTCCCGGAGAAAGCGGATACCCTAAGGAATATTATTGCCCCTCTACAATCGACCACCAGGGCATGCTGCCCGGTAGAGGTGAAGGCCCTACTGCCACCACCCATCCACTCTTCCTGCCTGGGATTCCAGAACAGAGCCTGAACCTCAAGGCGGGTAAAGTCGGTGCCTGAGATGATGATATCAAACCGGCACTCCTTATAGCCTTTGGCATCAATCCCGGCAGTTACCTCCGGGTCCTGGGTATCAACAGCAGTAACCCCGCTTCTATGCAGCTTGCACTGCGTGGTATAAATCTCTGCCATTGTTGTCCTCCTTATTAGGGGAGGAAGCTAAACCTCCTCCCCCTCATTTAATTTAGTTCTGAACGCCGATTAAAGCGGCTGCCTTAATCGAAGAGAATAAAGCCAATGAGCAATACCACTTAATCCTGATACGCGAGGCGTCCTTGGTCTCCAGCGAGCCGACAGGCTCTACCTGAAGATGTCCGGGGCTGGTTAGACCAGCCAGTGCCCCATCCCCAAACTGGACAGCGTAGATGGTGGAGCAGGTGCCCTCGGTGGTGCCTGTCTCGACGCTATTGACTACGGTATGGGTATCGAGAATCCAGTCGTTGACACCGACAGGGATACCATCCCATAGCTGGACGAAATTGCCCCACTTATCTCTATCGGTCTCCATCATCCCCCCAGCCGCTCTGACCAGAGCATTAATCTTCCGCCTGGAGCGGCGGCTCATCAGCAGCGCATCGGGCTTACCCCCCTTTACCGCATCAATAAGCTCATCGAGCATGGAAAGGGTCAGGGTAGCTCCGGTTGCCCCGGCAGCGATTACCTGGTCGCCAGCAGTGGTGGTATCAATAAGCATTCTCAAGCCATCAAACTGCTTGGAATTGGTCCCAGAGTCACCATAGATGAAGGTCTCCTGAAACTTATCTTTCAGTGCCTTAGCCTTGAGTTCAACCACAGCCGCCTCTAAGTCCTGGATGTTGCTTCGGGTGGCTTTGAGGAAGTTATCAACATCAGCATCACCACCCATAATCTTCAGGTTCGCCGTCTTCTGCTCAAAGGTGGGGGTTGATTCCGCCCAGGTATCTCCAACATCATAGAAATCAATAGTAGGCAAGGTCTTTTCCTGGTTATAGGTCAACCCATTACCTACAATCTCAATGAAGGGCATCTGTTGCAAAACCGGCGAATCCTTAACAATAGTCTCGACTACTCCCTGAAGGAGCACATCATTTGATAGTTTGCTTGCCTCGGTTAATGTTAGCGCCATTACTAACCTCCTTTGAAGGAAACCCTAAATTCAAATTTCTAAATCCTAAAATTTCCTCATCGTTAGGGTTTAGAGTTCAGGATTTCGTATTTTATTGTCTACCTCCTTGTGAAATTGCGTAGCGAATCTTCTCCACCGGGGATAGCGCTGACAGGTCAATTGACGCCCTCTGTGGAGCACCAGCCGGAACTCTGCTCTTTGAAGCTTCCTCCTCCAGTTCACTCCTTACCCTGCTGAGCAGGCTTTCAGCCCTCTCCAGCGAGGCATCTATCTCGTCAACAGTGTCCCCGGTAATAAGTTCCTCAATGACCCCGGGATTAGACTGGATTACCAGAGCCCGGTAGCTTGATACCGCTTGCTTTTGACTGTCACCAATCCTGTTTAAGCTATCGGTAGACTCAGCCAGAGCCTGCTCCAGCTCGGTGATACGGGCACTAGCCTCAGTCACTTCCGCTTCCTTCTGTGCCAGTGCTGCTTCAAGCTCACCGACCCTGGCTCTAAGCTGAGCCAGTTCGTCCTCCGGGGCATTCTGGTCTTGTGTTTGGTTTAGTTCATCCGACACCTTTCTCCCTCCTTAGTTATTCCTCAATACCCTCTGCCGGGGACTCTACTGCACTCTCTCTCGCTCCGCCCCTAGCCGATTTGGTGTTGAGTTCCCTGTTCATCCTGAGTATCATGTCTCTTTCTTCAAGCCATCTCTTGAACTCA